GGGCGACAACTTCAGAGTTGTGCTTCTGTTGGCCCTTCTCCAGAGCCTTGTCGTCAATCTTCCAGGTTTTCCCGCCTACCGGGACCTTGCTCTTGGGGCCCAATTTGGCCAGCCAGAGCTTGTTAGCCGAAAGGTATTCGGCCACTTTAATCCTGTCCATGCTCATGGCTTACTCCCCAACTTCTGGGGATGCTGCCAGCTTCTCAGCAATCAGCTTGTCAAGGTGCGGCAAGCGGTCGGCCCGGTTATTGCTGGCCAGCCAGATGCGCACCACGTCAACAGGTGTGAAGGTCTTGCAAGTCCGGATGGGCTTGCCCGAGTAGGTCAGCTTGTCCAGAACCCGCTGCTCGCCTTGTCCCAGGCGTCCGTAATGTCGGGCTTTATAGACCGATGAAAGACGGAGGTCGGCGACAAGCGCAATCTCTTCGTCGGTGATAAACAATGGCTCCGATTGGCCATGCGACAGCGCATCATGCATAGCATGATCTCCTAGGTAAGAGTGGGATTTCACTGTCTATTGGCGTCAGGATTGGTCAGGTCCTGACGCCTATTTCTTTTGGTATCGTCAGCTTACCGTGCGGTCAGGACGCTAGAAACCAACAAATCGCAGCCTTTAGCCAAACGCGGGCCGGGTTTGCCGCTTGCCCCCATTCAACCAGGCAATCACATCGAACCGGGCATCCATGGCAGCCCGGTCCAAGTCGAACCGAAAGTCACGTTGATACTCTTCGATCTTCGCTTCAAAGCGTCGGGTGATCGCCTTGTTCAGGGTCGTGATGCGGGCACGATGTTCCTCCTGCCATGCTTCCAGGACGGGCAGCCGGTGGGGAGCCTTCTGGTGGATAACCTTGGCGAGGCCGTCCACACCATACCAGTCGGCCCGGCGGGTGAGGACGACGCACAGGTCGTCACCCAGTAGCTTTTCGACGGTGGCATGGGAAACGGATGAGGGTTCCTTGAACAGGACGTCTGTTATAGAGTGATGCATGTAGCTTGCCCTCCTATGGCGCTGCATTCGTTGAGACTGACCTAGCATTCAGTTCTTTCTATGTGACCATCGGGGCGCCAACCCCGGTGGTCACAATCACTTTGCCACATGCGACCAGCGCATTGATACTAGCATTTGAGGCCCCGAACGACGGTTCGGACCACAACGTGCTTGTGACACTGTGTCGGCATGTGCCGAAGACTCTTAGCCCAGCGGATGGGCGGACAATCGCATAGGAAAAGCCCCCGCGAGCGTTGTGGCTCACGGGGGCTTTTTGCTTTGCACAGAATGGGTGGACGCAATCAGGCCAAGGGCTTTTGGCGTCTCGCTTCCAGGTATGCCCGCAAGTCAGCCACGCTGTAGCGCACCACCTTCCCGATTTTCAGGAACGGTGGGCCTTCTCGCTTTGTCCGCCAAATTTCCAGGGTGCCAGGCTTGACGCCCAGGAAGGCTGCTGCGCCTGCATTGTCAGTGTATTCAGCCTGCCCGCCCTGCAAGAGCAGGGCCTCAATCCTATCCAACCGTTCTATCAGTTCCTGCTGCATTGTCGTTTCCTTTCAACCTGATAGACCTAGTATGGAAGCTAACCGAGGCTTACTAAACCATCACTTGGAACCCCGGAATGACAGGATGCGGGCTGCCACGGTTTCTTGGGCATCTCGAAGGTGGCCAGTCAGTGCAGAGCGGGTCACATACCGAAAGCTCACGTGCGAGGTGTGGTGATCCATGAGAAACAACGTTGTCTCGAAGGAAATATTGGCCTCAAGGCAATGCTGACGGTAAGAGTGCCGAAGGCTGTGGGGTTGGTGCGGAAAGCCACGATCCGAACGAAGAACCGAGATGTGACCTGTGCGGGTGGTAGTGGCTGGGAAAATCCACGGTGACGCCAAGGGCTTGGTGTATTCCTTCAACGCCTGCAACTCTTGGATGAGATAACGAGGCAGAGGGCACTTGAACACTCGCCCACCTTTAGTTCGTGGGATGGTCAGGACGCCATCGTCGTCCAAGGCATCCCAGCGGGCCTGACGGGCGTTTGTCGCCCTCAAACCGGTGAATACCATGAGCATCCACGCGCCACGGGCAATCTGATCCTCCATGCTATCCAGTTCACGCCACATCTGAGGCATGGCCTCGGGTGTGATGGCCCAGTCTCTCGCGACCTCAAGGTTGAAGCGGACGGCGAGGCTGACAGGATTTGGGGCCATATCATGGGTGCGAAGGACGTCGTTGTAGAGCATTCTCAGCGTTCTCATGGACGTGTTCCCTGCCACCGGGCCGTGCTTCGTGCTCAGCTTCTCGTGGAGGTTTCGGCAAAGAGCCCGGTCGATGGTATCCATTGGCAGCTTGAGAATGGATTTGAGAGGTCCTTCTAGGCTCCTGCGATAGTCTGCCAGTGTGGACGGTTGCAGGTTGCCCTGGTTGCCTGCGATGTAATGGTCCAACGCCTGCTGAACGGTAGGCACCTGGCTCTTAGGGCGACGTGGGTCCTCCCCGCGGGCGAGAGCCTGCCGAAGCTCGATTGCCTTCTGGCGGGCAGTCTTGAGGCCGAGTTCATCCACACGGCCAATCGTGATCGTCACGTAGAGAGATGAACCATTATTGATCCTCCCCACCAGTTTGTAAGATGAGCTTTTTGAGCCCACAACGATCCGAAGGCCGGACACCTCTTGATCGAACACCAGTGTGCCTGGCGGGCTAGATGTGGCGAGCTGAGTTGCCAGTGATTGCGTCAAACGGGTAGTCATATTCCCTCCATTTCAGGTCAAGGTCTGGACCGTCCCCTGGACCTAATCCGGGGCTAAGCCTGGTAAGGTCAGGGAAGGTCAAACAGGAGGATTATTACACAAGATCAAGGGGTTCTGGACCCTGATATAGACTGGTAAGGCTCGGTAAATGCCCTGACATGAACTTGTCGATGCCGATGAAGTCGATGTTCGCATCTGACCAGAGCGGATCGAGGTGAAAATAGACGTCGCCGCTGCCGTCGTTGGGCTGATGGCCGAAGTACTCGGACCAGTCGGCAGCATAGCCGATCTTCGTGCCCGGCCCGAGGATCGCGCGGACGTCGGCCGCGAGGGTCTTGAAGGCGGAGACGGCCGGATAGGTGCTGGTGCCCGAGCGGATGGTGGTTACCCCGCGCATCTCCGTGCCGATCAGGAAGGCATCGACCCCGCCCGCGGCGGCGCAGAGATGCGGGTAATGCAGCACCATCCGGCGCAGGCCCCAATCACCGGGCGAGCCGGTGAAGGTGATGGTCTCGCCCGACACCGCGAACTGTGCCGGGGTGGCTGTGCCGAAGAAGGCCGAGACCTGTGTGGCTGAAGCCGCGGTCTTGTCCACGGTTCCCGCGGAACCTGCGGCCGGGGAGCAGGTGATACGGCCCCGCCACGGGAAGCTCGGCTGGCCGAGCGTTGCGGCGTTGTCGGAATAGGGATCGGGCAGCGTGTTGCCGGGCGGGACGTCCAACAGCAGGAAGGGATAGAAGGTGACGCGCAGCCCGCGCGCCTTCATCTCGCGGATCGCCTCAACCACCGCGAAATCCGCAGGCGTGCCGCCATAGACCGGGCGATCCTCGGCGTCGCGGCTGACCACATGGGCGGCCGCGCGGGAGAGCCCATTGACCGTCCAGACCTTGGGGCTGGTGGCCTTGCTCGCTACCTCGACGCCTGGCTTGATCGCGCAGTTCCCGGCGCGCAGGTCATTGCCAAACCAGGCGACGACGAGGCTGACGCTTTCGACCGCAGGCGCCAGAGCCTGCAGTCGGTCGAGCGCCACCACCATGTCGGCGATGTCTGAAACCGCGTTCAGGTTCTCGGCCACTTGCGCCCCGGTCTCGCCCTTGCGGATCGGCTCGGTCGCATAGGTGAACTCGCCCGAGGCCGGGATCAGGGTGACGGCGCGGGTCAGGCCTTCGGCGGTGTCGGGATCGGCCAGCGGGCGGAACACCTCGAAGCTGAGTTGCGGCAGACGGTTGCCGAAGGTGGCCAGCGCCAGATCCTCTAAGACGACGTAAGCCGTGCCGCGATAGGCGGGCGTGTTGGCCGCGCCCATCTTGGCTGCAATGAACGGATCGGCCGTTTGCACCTCGTTGCCGGGATACCAGCGCCAAGTCACGCCGGTCATGTCCATCGCCTTGCCGTCGGCCCAGATGCGGCCAATGCCGGTGATCGGCCCTTCGCACAGCGCCACGGCGAAGCTGGCATAGTAGAGATATTCCGTCGTCTTGACCTTGCCGCCGCCGCCACCCTTTCCGCCGCCCTGCGTCGTGGTCTTGGTCTCTTCGCGGAAATCGGTGGCCCAGAGGATGTTGCCGCCGATGCGCATGCGGCCGTAAAGGCGGGGGATCACCGCGCCTTCGGTGGAGGAGGTGATGCGCAACGTGTCGAGCCGCTGACCCTCGATCCGTTGCGCAGGCGCGAGCGAGGAGACGATCCAGCTGTCGACGACAGACCCCACCGTCGAGCCGACAAAGCCGCCGATGACGGCGCCGGAAAGGCCAAGGATCGTGCCGCCGAAAGCCCCGCCAATGGCGGAGCCGACGGCGCCGAGGACAAGCGTTGCCATGACGAAATCTCTGGGTGCGAAGGAAGATTCAGGTTGTCGGGAACAGGAAGGCGAAGGCGATGCGGCGCCGCCATGTCGGTGTCAGCGGTTCCTCGATCACGCCGAGGCGTTCATAGGCGTGGAGGAAGGTGTCCGGGCCGGTGAGGATGCCGACATGCTTGGCGATGGCGCGGGGCCTCATGCGGAAGAGGACGAGCGCGCCGGGCAGGGCATCGTCCGGGGCAATCTCGGGCATCATGCGGCGAGCGCCCTCGGCCAGCACCTCGCGCGGGCCCGTCTCGCCCCAATCCCGGCTGTAGGGCGGGATCGGGAATGGCTCCGGCCCGACGACCTCGCGCCAGACGCCGCGCGCAAGCCCGAGGCAATCGCAGCCCACGCCCTTGAGGCTCGCCTGGTCGTGGTAGGGCGTGCCACGCCAAGAGCGCGCGACGGCAATAACGCGAGAGGGATCGGCAGTCTTCACAGCACCGCTCCCTCGTGGCCGCCGTCCTTGGTTGCGTAACGGAGCACGGCATCCTGGCCGGGGATATGCGGAAAGCCCCGGAAGTTGGCGACATTGGCGAACTTCGCCCGGCAGGTTGCGAGGCTCTTGTCGCAGCCCGCGCGGATCGTGAAGGCGTCACCCTCGCTGATGGCCCGCACCGGAGCCTCCAGCAGGGTCAGGATTGCCACGCCCTCGACAAGCTTGTGCGATAGCACCTCGGCCTGCCGCCCGTCATTGGCGCCGCTCGTCCATTGGATCCGTCCATAGGAGAACCAGCCCGCGGCATAGGCTTGCAGCCCCTCCGTCGTGAAGGCGCGATCGCGCTGCAGCGCGACGACCATGCCGGTGCCGGTGTAGATCGGCGCCTCGGCATGGATGCCGCAGCGCGCATCGCCAAGCGCCGCGTCGCAGGTTGCCTGAAACGTGCGCCCGACCGTTTGGCCCAGCACATGGGCGAGCGAGCGCACCTCGGCCACGAAGGCGAGCCGTCCGCGCCGGATCTGGCCGATGGCGCCGCGGCGCAGAAGTGCGCGCTGCGCCGGGGCGGCCCAGTTCACCCGCCAGACCTCAACCGTGGCATTGTCCCAGCGGCCATCGAGAATGTCAGTCTCGGTGATCCGGTCGGAGGTCAGGACCCCTTGCGCGTCTTGTGCATCGACCGAGAGATCGGAGCCGGATCGGACCTCAGAGGCGGTCAGTCCGCTTTCGGGCTCGAACGCGGTCCCATCAAACGACAGCGTCCTGTCGTGGTCGGTGAAGCCGAAGCTCACCCCATCGGCGCGGGTGATGCGCCAGCACCAGGCGAGCGTCGTCGTCCCTTCGTCGAGGTGGGATTGAAGGTCTGGCGGGAGGGACTTCATTTGTCCTGCCCGGCAAAGCCGCGCTCGATGCGGTCGCGCAGGCCGATGAGGCCGAGCCCGAGGCTGATCAGCGTCATCGGCGCGGCGTCGCCCGAGCCCGAGAGCAGCGCGACAAGGCGGGCCAGGGCCGCGACTTGCCCCTGCTCGGGCAGGAAGAGGGCACCGGTGCCGGTGGCGAGGGCGAGGCACCCGGCCCACCAGGTCAGGGATTTGGGGCGAAGGTAACGCATGGGTGTCTCCTTGGATCAGAGGGGGGAAAGCAGCGCGAGCGCATCTTCCTCGCTCAGCCGCCGCAGCGGGCGGGCGAAATCCACCTTTCCGTTGCGATCGACCGACCAGACGGTGAGCGGCCCGGTGGGATAGCGGCCGTCGCGGAAAAGATCGCGTTCGGCCTCGCGCCGGGGCCGGATTGCGGCGGGGCGCAACCAGCCGAGGAACGCCTCGGCCGCGGCGTGGCGGTTGCCCGCGTTCAGATGACGGGTGAGGGCCGCCTTGGCGATGCCGCCGGTGTTGTAGTGGAAGCTGACCAGCGCATCGAATTCATGCGGGGCAAGCGGCACCTGCACCGAGCGCAAGACTGCAGCCTCGTAAGCGGAGAGGTCGGTTCGAAAGAGCCGAAACGCCTCGCGGATCGCGGCGGTGACATCAGCAGGCAGACCGCGCGGCATCTGCGCGGGGTCGGGCGGGCCCGCCGCGGCGGTGTGGCCGATGCCGAAAGTCCAGATCTTGCGCACGTCAAGATATGGCCCGGGCACGATGCCCTCGTGCCGGGCGAGGGCCAGAAGCCCCCGGTTCGTCATGTGCATGGGATCACCCGAGTGTGGAGACGAGGAAGATCAGCACCGCGACGATCACGCCGATGCGCAGGCGATGGCGGAAAGCCTGGCCCGGATCGGCGGCATCGCAGCGAAGAACGCGGGCGCGGCGGAGAAGCTCATGCATTGGGGTCGTCTCCCTTCCGGGCGCGCAGCCGGGCGAGGGCGACCTCGATGAAGGCCGGGCCGAAGACGCCGACGAGATAGGCGGCCGAACCCGCCGCGCCCCCGGCCGGGATCGCCTCGGGCGGCAGGGCAAGCCAGGCGGTAATGAGCGCCATCGAGAGGCTTCCCATGCCAGCGGCGATCAGCCCGCCCAGAAGGATATGGCGCAGCGCATCGCGCAGGCGCATGCGCGTGGTGAGCGCGTTCGTGGCGCCGCCGAGCGCGCCCCAGGCGGCGAGGATTACCGCCGTCGAGGTGAGCAGATCGCGCAACGCCGCGCCGACAAAGCTCGTGTCGTCATTCATGGCCGGATCTCCGTGAGGGGGATGGAGGGGATCGAGCCGAGCCGCTCGAGATCGAGGGTGATGTCGAGCGTGTCGGTGTCGAAGCGGACGGGGACGTCGAAGTCGAAGCCCGCGCTGAGGGCGACGCCTGCGGCGGGCGCGGTGGCGAAGGTGATGAGGCCGGTCGCGGACGAGACCGACCAGCCGGAGGGCTGCGGCACCCCGTTCAGGGCGATGGTGACGGTCCCGGCGACGGGCTTGGTGATCGCGCGCGTCCAGCTTTGCGCGCCGGAGCTGTAGCGTTTCGTCAGCTGAAACTGCGTCGTGCTGCCATCGCCGGTGCCGATGAGCTGATCGGTCGGGCCCGGGATTTGCGAGGGCAGGCAGGACTTGAAGTCGGCCCAATCCTTGAAGCGGAAGCCGTAAAGACGGCCGTTCCGCGCTTCGAAAAACGCCACGACCGCCGCCAGATCGTCGGCGCGGCGGATGCCATAGGCGACGTCATAGCGGCGGCGCGAATTGGCCCAGCTGGCATTGCGCTCCTCGGCGCCCGAGGCCAGCTCGACGATCTGGGTGCGCCGCTCCGGACCGCCCCGCGCCCCGCGGCTGATCGCATCGGGGAAACGGATCTCGTGAAACGCCATGGTTGATCCTCACATCCCGCGGCGCCCGAGCGAGACCGCCCGGGCGATATCGGCGGCGACTTGGGTTCGGGACTGCCGGAAGCTCTCCGCGTCGCGCGCCATGATCGTGACGTTGACGGTTGGTGCGGCGGCGCTGCCGGTTGCCGCCGCCTCGCGCCGAGACAGAACACGCTCGCCGCGCTGCAAGATCGCGGGCACTTCGTCAGGGCGCAGACCGGCCCAGCCGCCGGAATGCAGGCGGGGGGCATTGGCGAAGGCCAGCGCCGGAACCATCCGGCCCGGGCCTGCGGCGCCGACGGTGCCGCCCGCGTGCAGGATGCTGGCGAAGATCCCACCGGCGCCGCTCAGCGCACCGGAAAGCACATTGGCGATGGGGCCCAGAACAAAGCGCCGTGCCGCGAGTTTGGCGAGATCGGCGATCATCGAGGTGACCAGATCGCGGAAATCGAGCTTGCCGGTCTTCACGAAGCTGCCCACGGCTTCCTCGGCCGAGGAGAAGGCGCCTACGAGCGCAGTGCCGATATCGCCGCCAATGTCGCGCGCCTTGGCGCCATAATCGGCGAGCGCATCGGTTGCGGCACGCCAGAGCGGCACCGCGCGGTCCGCTCCTTCGGCGGCGGCAGTGCCTGCCGCGCGCGCGGCGCCACCTGCACCCCGCGCGGCCTCGGCGGTCTCGTCGAGTTCCGCACCTAGCCCGTCAGCGGCACCGGTCGCGCCGGTCAGAGCCGTTTCCGCATCGGTGCCGATGCGCGTCACCGCATCCTTCAGCGCCTGCCAGGAGGCAAGCGGGCGCCCGGCCGCGTCAGAAAGCATGCCCGAGGCTTCGCGATAGGCCTCGGCCCGGGCGCGGGCGTCATCGGCCATGGTGCCGAGGCCGAGATCGGGCGGTTCGATGTACCTCCGCCCGAGTGCCGCCGAGAAGGCATCGGCGGCCGCCGTGCCCGCGGCCGATGCCGCGCCCTCAAACGGATTGCCGATGCGCCCCAATTCCACCGGATCGAGCGTGCCGATCTTCACCCCGCCTTCGCCCACCGCCCAGTCGGGCAGCAAGTCCAGGGCGGCGTTCAGCGCGGTGATGAAGCGGTTGATGCGGGTGACGACGCCATTCAGCATCGCCTCGACCCCCGAGATCAGCCCGTTCGCCGCCTGAAACGCAAAATCACCGATCGCGCCCGGCAGCTTGCCCCAGATCGCCACCGCCGCTTCATAGGCGCCTTGAAACACCGCTGCCGTGCGGTCGCCAAAGCTCACGACGCCTGCGATGGTGCCTTCAAGCGCCGAAAGGGCATCGGCCTTCAGCCCCTGCCAGCCCGCCGCCATCCGGGCGAGCGCTGCATCGAGCGCGAGGCCGATGCGTGACCAGACCTCGCGCGCGAGGTCTGCAAGCAGCCGGAACGCCTCGCCCACGCCCCCAACCCGGGCCGCGAATTCGGAGAACTGATAGACAAGCTCGCCCACGCCGACGATCAGCGCCCCGATGCCGGTGCGAATGAGCGCCCCGCGCAGGACGACGAGTGCCGTGGCAAGGCCGCGCACGGAAAGCGCCGCCGCGGCAAGGCCCGCCACCCAGCGCGCCCCCATGAAGGCGGTGAAGGTCGCGGCATAGGTCGCCAACCGCCCGAGGTTGTCGAAGACGAGGTCGATGGCGCGTCCGAGCGGGCCGCTGGCGCGCGCGGCATCGGCGAGCGCATTCGCCACTGTTTCGAGCGCGGGGGCGACGGCGGCGGTCAGCCGGTTCGTCAGGCCAAGCCAGATCAGGCTCAACCGATCCAGCGCATCGCCGGTGCGCTCGATCTGCGCCGCATCGGCGGCACTCACCGCCACCCCGAAATCACGCACGTCTTTCGCGGCATCGCGCAGCGTCGCGCTGTCGACGCGCAGAAAGGCAATCGCCGCCCGGTCGCCGAAAAGGTCCGAGGCCACCGCCGCGCGCTCGGCCTCGGGCACGAAGCGGGTCAGTGCATCCTGAATCGCGATGATGCGCTGATCGAGCGGCAGCGCCTGCAACGCGGCCGCCGTCAGATGCAGCCGCGCCAGCGCGCCGACGGCCGTGCCCGATCCCGCCGCCGCTTCGGAAAGCCGCGTCGTCAGCTTCTTCGTCGCCTGTTCGATCTCGCCCATCGAGCCCCCGGCAAGCTCGCCCGCCCAGGTCAGAACCTGCAGGCTCTCGACCGTGGTCTTGAGCGACGCGGCCAGATCCGCCTGCGCGCCGATCGTCTCCAGCCCCGAGCGCACCATTGCCACGCCCGCCGCCGCGGCCGCAGCCGTCACCGCCGCGAGTGCCACCCCGGCCTTGCGCGCGAACCCGGCAAGCCGTGTGTTGGCAAGCTCCATCTCGGAGGAAAGCCGCCCGAAGCCACGCGCCCCGGCCTCGCCGATCCCCTCCAGTTCGGCGCGCACCTGCCGTCCGCCCTCCGCCACAAGGCGGACAGAAACGCGTTTCTCTGCCATTGTGTGACTCCCCAAGATAATGCGTCATTGACTTATGCGCCATTGGCGCACATATTGCGCCATGGCCATCGTTACAGTTGTCGAAACCCCGGAATTCGAGCGTCGCGCCCGCAGCCTCATGTCGGAGGCGGAGCGGCTTGAGGTGATCGATTTCGTCGCCCGCAACCCGATGACCGGCGTTGCGATTGGCGGCGGGGTGCGGAAGTTCCGCTTCGCCCGCCCCGGCGGTGGCAAGAGCGGCGGCTATCGCGTGATCCATTTTTTCAGCCCCGATGACGGGACGCCGATTTTCCTGATCACCGTCTTTGCCAAGAACGAGAAGGCAAACCTGACGGCTTCGGAAGCGGCTATCGTGCGCGAACTCGGGGCTGCGCTGGCGGCGAGTTACAGGAGGACAAGATGACCGAGGCATTTGCGAGCATCGAACAGGGGTTGAAGGAGGCGCTTGCGCAGGCCCGTGGCGAAGGGCGGGGACGGGTGCATGAGATCGACCTGCCGGAGCCCGATGTGCAATCGATCCGGTCGCGCACGGGGTTGTCGCAAACCGATTTCGCGCGCAGCATCGGGGTGAAGAAGGGCACGCTCCTGAACTGGGAGCAGCGCCGCCGCAGCCCGGAAGGCCCGGCGCGGGTGCTGCTGGCGCTCATCGACAAGGATCCCGACATCGTCCAGCGGACGCTGGCGCCCTGAATCCCGCGGGGCGTTCAGGGGCCCGCCTGCGCGGCGATCTGTTCGTTGAGCCTGCGCACCATCACCGCCTCGATCTCGGGCAGGGTTTCGGCGGCGATGAGCTTGTTGACGCCCAGCGCCTCGGCGAGGGCGAGTGCTGCGCTCATGTCCCAGCCGATCACCGCGCCGGGAACAAGCCGCAGCTGCCCGCCTAGGCGTTGCACCAGATCCCAGACCTGCGCGCCCTCGACCGTCTGCGGCCGGTTCAGTCTTGCGGGGCAGTCGGGGCAGGGGCCTTGGCAGGCCGCGCAATAGCCTTCGCCTCCGCCGAAGAACCAGTCGGCGAGGGCGCGCAGGCGTTTTTTTCCGCGTCCAGCATCAGGCCGCGCGCGACGTAGCGGGTCTGAAACGCCTCGAACACCGGCCAGATGTCCAAAAGTGCGTCGATGCCCTCGGGCGTCACCGTCCTCGGAGCGCCAGCTTCGTCGGCC